CCGCGCACCGCGACGACGCACGAGCTGGCCGTCCTTGGCCGAGCGCAGCTCGATCGCGCTCAACGCCAAACCGCCCTCGTGTTTCACGATCTCGACAATGCCGACGTATCGGCCCGGCGGGCTTGAGAACGCCCGTCGCTCTGTGGTCATCGCTGCTCCCGTCTGCACCCGTAAGGCCGCCCCCGTCCGGCGGACGTATCCTTACCACGGGTGGACGGGCGATTGCAAGCGGCTAGAGGACGGGGCGGACGACGATCTGTTACGCGCCGTTGCTTGACATTACCTTAGTGCTAGATCTATAGTCGCCTTAGTAACCGGATCAACCCCCGGTCCCGCCAGGAGTACGACATGCATCCCTGTATCCGCCGCTTCTCGATTGTACTGTCAGCCGCCGTGCTCGCTTTAGTCGTCGGATGCGCCTCGCCGACGCCCAAGCCGACCGCGGTGCCCGTTGTCGTTGCAAATTGCGGCCCCTGTTTCACGCCCCCCGCCGCCCTGCCAATCCGATATGCGACGCCGGCGCCGACCGCGCTTGGCATCGTACCTAATAGAAATCCGATCACGGACCTTCGGCCGCTCGACACGCCGAAGCCGTAAATTTCAACCGCTCAACTGGAAGACATAGAGCGACCACGGCCCGAAGCTCGCGAAGTCCGTTTCATTATTGAGCCCGCGCCATTGGGCGGCGAACGAGCCCGAGCGCGCATCAATCAGCGCCTGCGACGGCGTGCATACCAAAAAGGACGAGACTGGGACGATGATCTCGATATTGCCGGCATCAACTGGCCGGGTCGCGAACACGGATTGCAGGGGCGCGGAAAAGATGCCCGATACGCTAACCTGACACGAGAAGTCCGTGGTTGTGAGGTTAGATCCGGTCCCAACCGACGATAGGCCAAGGACCAGCAGGGGAACCGGCCTCGTCAGCGTAAACGTCGGCGTCGCCGCGCTACCTATTGGCAGGTTCGTTGTCTGCGATATGCCGTTGATCTGAGCCCCCGTCGCGGATGCCAGTAACGTCATGCCGTTGGGCGAACCAGTTTCCAAGGCCGTGAGCCGCCGAAGAATGTCGGCCAATTCGGACTGAATGGAGGCTGGCTGAACAGTGTCGCTCATCGTCTAGGCCCCCAGCGGCGGCCCGAACGTCATGGTCACGAGCTCAGGGCTACTCGTGGTCTGGAACACGGTATCAACGCCAATGATCCGAACGGGCAGCGTGAGGCCGTCGGGCCGGTAGGGGTCGACGAGACTTAGAGTGACTTCGTCGCCGGTCGTAACGCCCGATCCGTAGAAGGTATCGCCGGGCATGATAGCCGACACGGTAATCAGCGGCTTCTTGCTCCGCGCTTTCGCCGTTCCGGTCGCGAACGCGTTGACCGCGGACTGCGTCACGAGGTTGGCGTTACTGATGACCTGTTGCACCTTGACGTATCCAGGCGCGGTTATCGTCGCCTCGCCGAGTAGCAGGGTCGCGCCAGATCCCGCGCCCGTAACCAGAATGTCGGTATCGAATGACGCCGGGTCGGCCGTCTTCGTGAGCTGAAAACTTAGGATGGCGCCCGGATAATCCCAGGCAACCCCGGAGTGAGCGAACGAAACGCCGCGCCGCGGATATGACAGCACGAGGTTAGCGCAAGGGTTGCCGTTACCATCGAGCGCGACGTCGAACGACCAGTCGTAGCCGCCAGCCATCGCCTGATACGACTTGATGAGATCGAGGACGTTGTGCTGCTCCCACGGATTGAATGACCCGGTCACGGCGAGGCCGGTCGTTGTGACTGTCGTCAGAAGCGGCGGGCCGTTGTCGGCGAAAACTTGCGTCGACCAGCTCGACGCAAGGTTGGCGACGTCGTCGCTGTACGCCAGCAGTTGTTGAATGTAGCGCCAGGCCGCATACGAACCAAATTCACTCGCCGTGATCTTGAGCAGCGCCGACTTACTGTCGTAGGCGTGTGCCGTCAAGAGGCCGCCCCATTCCCACGTCTGGTCGCGCTGGCAGTAGATGGACACGGCCGCGGGCTCGACGATATTGTTTGCCACCAGCGCCAGGGCGCGCGTGGCCGGGTCGTCCATCGGAATCGACGCCTCGAGCGTCCCATTGTCGTTCAGCGTCCGTAGGTGATGCGCATCCGTGCACGGCAGTTCGGCGATAATGACGTTGGTTAGGGCATTGGAGGCGACGAGCGTGTGCGTTGCCACAACTAGAGCCAGGCCGACGAGAAGGCTACGGTCATCGTCGCCCCGACAAGAACTGTGTTCGCCGTGAACTGTAGGGTTGACGACCCCGGCGCCAGTACCCACCACTGCGACGCCGGCGTCATCGTCCCGCGGCGGTTGCCGCCAACGCCAGTGCTGCCGACGTAATACAGAACCGTCCTGGCGTTGAGGTCAACTACAAGCGTATCGCCAGAGTTGACGTGTGTGATAAATGTCAACGATTGGCCGCTGGTGACATTCGATATCGTCGGGTTATCAACGGGACCGGCGATTGTGACGAGCGGGCGCGTCTCGAAACTACCGGCATTGTTTACCGTCATCGTCCCGCCGCCGCTTGAAGATCCCCACGATGCCGGCCACGCCGTCGGCCACGCAAGACCGCCGTTGCCCACGGGCAGGGACACCGTCTGTGTCTGCACCGTCGTGTCGTAAATCCGGGGATCTGTAGCCCAGAATTGCAATGTCGCGGTCGCCAGGTGGCGCATATACGGGTAGTCGATGACGAGTTTGCGCGAGAGGACGCGGACGTTGACTTGCCGGGTCGTCTGCGCCAAGCCAGGCACCGAAAACGCGAGCGGCAATTCGATGAGCGGGTATGTCTGCATCGCCGCCTCGAAGGCGTCCACGGTGGCGCGAAAGGTTGTGTCGCTGGTCCCCGCTGGCGCCGATATCTCGAGGTCGACGATCACCTCACGCCCCGTGGAGAAGTACGCGCCCATGAACTGGCCCCAATCGCGCATTTTGTCAGCGTCGTTCTGGTTGATCGCAGGGATGGAATCGAGCCCTTCGACCGTGACAATGTCGTAGTTGGTGCCATCGCCCATCAGCAAAGAATTGAAACTGAGCTGAAACAGTGTCGCTGGCATTTACGCTCTCTTCCGGAGGAGGCGTTCGGCTGCGCGACGCTCCTCGCGGCGCAGATGGCCGCGCCGCCTATTCGCTTTGTCGAGCCCTGGATTGTCTGCTCGCCATTGCCTCGCACGGGCCGCCCTGATCTGACGATAGGTAGTCTCCGTGTCCGGTTTGCGCAAATAAGCCGCGGCCGCATCGGCGATAACCGGATTATCGGCCAACAAACCGAGCGCCAGATTACATCCATTACATAGCCAGCCGCGCACGAACCCAGTTTCGTGATTATGATCGCAGTGAAGCACCGCACCGCGTCCGCAGATTGCGCATTTCCCGACCATTACGCTATCGCCAACGAGGCCCGCGAGCGCGAACGCAGGCTAAAGACCACAGCGCGAGAGATCGCATTCGGGTCCGCCGGCGACGCGACGTTCGTGCTGATGTTGTACGTATCGCCGCCGTGGCCTTTCGCAAGATTGGAGGGCAGCGGGATCACGGCTTCCGGCCTGCCGCCTTCGGCTACCCTCACGAGCGAGCCGCCCGGCGTCGGCATCACGATGCCGCCTTCGGCGAGTGACGCGATCTTGCCGATAGTTCCGATCTGGATTTTGCCGGCGCCGAAGGTCGGGATAGCGCCGAGCACGGCGTTCATGCCCTTGATAACGGTGTCGATCACGCCGATGAAGAAGTTGAGGACGCCGATAACCGTGTTGATGATTCCCTTTACTGCGGACGCGACGCCGCCTGCGACGCCGCCGATGATGGCTGCGATCCCGCCAAAGACTGTCTTGAACGCCGACGTTATGCCGCCGAGCACCTTGGCGACCGTCGTTACCACCCACTGCACTACGGTGACGACGCCCTTGATGATGTTGACGAGAATCGTGATCTCGGTGATCCATATGTGGACCACGACGTTGATGACTTGGATCATGACCTTGCCGATCGCTACCATGACGGGGACGATGTAGGTGAACATCCAAGTGATCGCGGGCACCAGGACGCCCAGGAGGGCGGCGATCCCTTGCTCGACAACGGGTATTGCCTGCCCGGCGAAGTCGTTGAATTTAGCGGTGACGATCCCCCACTCCACGCCGAGCGACTTCGTAGCGTTCGTGGCGGCGCCGCCAACCTTCTTCGACAGCTCGTCATGCATGACCGTGAGGTTATGGGCGCGAACGGCGGCAATGTTCAGCGTTGTGTTCAGCTTCTCTTGATCGGCCCGCGCCTGCACGCTAGAGGCGCCGTACTTCTTCGTATCGGCGGCGAGCTTGACATGGGCAGCCGAGATCGCCGCGGTCGTCGGCAGCGTCATCAGCCCGATGATGTTCAAGTCTTTGAGGCCGCGGCCCGCGCCGGCGATGCCCTTGACGTACATTTCTGTAGCCGTCGCGACGTCGATATTCTTTGTGCGCGCCAAGTCCATAATGACCGGGAGTTGCTTGAACGCCTGCGCTGTCGTCAGACCCGCAAGCGTGAGTGCGCCCATCGTCTTGGTCGTGTCGGACTGCGCGAAGCCGAGATTTTCGCCAGCGTGCTGAGCAGCCTGCAAGGCCTTAGTAAATTGCGGCGTCACCTTCTCGCCCGCGTTCTTCATTTCGACTTCGAGGTTGAGGGTGGCTTTCTGGTTGGCCTCGAACGCCTTGAAGACGCCGTCGGCCGCTAGCGCAAGGCCGCCTCCGATCGCAGCAGCTCCGAGCATGGCGGGCGACAGCCCGGTCAGCCCCGTAAGGAAATTGCCGGCGCCCTTGCCCGCCTTGCTTAGTCCGCTTTCGGCTTCCTTACTGGCCTTGCCGAGAGGGCCACTGGCGCCGAGCGAGCCTTCGGCCGTGGCGCCGACACGCTTGAGGCTGGCTTCGGCCTGTGCGGTAGATGCGACGACTACTACGTCGATAACGTTGCCAGAGGCCATGCCCTTAGTGTGACTTAGCGGCTTAGTCGGGCAATCTCGTCGTTTTCGGCTTTCTGCGTCTCGTTGAGGTAGTCAAGGAAAGCGGAGAGTTGATGCAGCGGCATCGTGCGAAAGTGAACCGGCGCTATGCCGTACCACTTGACGAGCGCGGCAAGCGTGCGCGGGGTCGGCGCTGCGCTAAAGGGACTTGCGGCGTCTGCTGCACCATCTCAACATTCAAGGACCGCACGTCTGGCATGGTTTCTAGCGTCATCTTCGGGTCGGACTTGCGGAGCGACCACAGGACTAGGGCGCGGATTGTGCGCATCGAGGGCTTGCCGTCGAGAAGTTCCGTCGCGATCGAATGACCGACGATCTCTTCGATTTCCTCGAGCGCGTCCCAGTCCAAAGAATCTAGGTCGATCGTAAGCGTTTGGGCGTCAGACATCGTGGTCGTCCGCGACGCTACGGACCCATGCGTGATATGGCGGGCGCTCCAGATATGCGGCAAGACGGCGCAGGATTGCGGGATCATCAGACAGGACGCCTAGCGCAACATTGCACGTCTTACAGAGCAGCCCGCGGATGGCGCCCGTCTCGTGATTGTGGTCCCGGCATAGACGATGCCCGGTTGGAGCGCGAAGGCATCCGGGGCATATGCCATTCTGGAAAGCCAGTTGTGTCTCGTAGTCAATCTCGAGGAATCCACTGCGTTTTGCCTCTCGGGCTAGACGCAAGGCTTGAACCCGTTCTGGGTTAGCCTTGCGTCTAGCTTCGCGCATCGCTGCAGCGCGTTCTGGGTTGCTCGCGTTCCATGCCCTATTACTCGAGGCCTTGCTGGCCGGGTTTTTCGCATGCCATGCTTTGATGATTGCCCGGGACCGCTCAGGATTGGCAGTACGCCACCGCTTGCTGTTCGCGTTTTGGCAAGGACGACATTCGCCAGTACCGGCATACCGATCGCGGGCGCCGCACTTGATGCACGGCTTGACGTGCTCGGCTACCGCAAACGCACCCGTGGCCATGTTCCTAATTATACCTTAGCGAGCGCTTTTTCTAAGGCTAGGCGATACCGTTCCAAGATCTCGCCCCTGCGAGCGTCCGCCACGTCATAGGGGTATGGATTCGGCGCAATCCCATGCTTTCGCCATCCAAAAATCACCGGGGGCGCATAGGAGACCCCCCTACCTATCTGCACCCTAGCTCTGGTTTGGGTTGCCATCGGCTTCGTGGCCGCCGCGAGCTTGCCGGGGTGCTTGTCGCCTTCGGCCGCCGTGCCACGCGGGGCCGCGGCGGCGATCTCGGTGGCGAGGGCTTGCGCCACCTCAAGATTCGCCACGCGAAAGCGGGCGGGGAGGTCGGATTCGATCAGTTTTAGGTTGCGCAGAAACTTCGATAATCCGCGCGCTTCGAGGATGGGCATGTCCTGATACTACCTAGGGTCTAGCGTGGCTTAGAGAGCCACTACAGCGTCACGCTGTGGACGCTACGCGGCGGCGTCGAGGTTGGTGATAACCACGGAAAGGGCGGCCAGATCCGTAGCCCCTGAACCGATCACCGAGAAGCCGATCGGCTGTGTCAAAAGCGACGGGCCGGGGACGACCGGCGTCATGTCCGGGTCGTAGCGAACGTTCGACGTGATGACCACCTGATAGTTCGCGCCGCCCCCGCCGGGGATGACCGCGCCCACGAACGTCGCCACCAACGAGAGCTCGTCGGCGGCGACGTAGTGGTTGTACTGCACCAAGCTTTCAAAGTCAGCCGTCGCCGTCCCCGTGTAGTCGCGGAAAGCGTTTTCGAGCGGCTGTTTCGGGGTGGCGGCGCCGACAAGGCGGAAGCGGGCGGCGTCGAGATGATTGTCGCCCTTGAACGTGAAATCAGACACGGCTACGGTGGTGCCCCCGGCGGTCAGGGTGGCGCCGGCGAAGGTGAGCAGCTGCACCGCGGGGTCGGTGAACGATACGAGCCCCTGTGTCGTGATTTCGTTCTGCGCCACGATCGTCGGCTTTATCATCAGCAACTCGCCAGCCTTCATGCTGAGTTCCCAGGCGGTGACGCGGCAGCCGGTATATGTGAACGGCTGCACCGTGCCGGTAATGTCCGGCTTGCCGATCTGCATCGTGAAGCCCACGGGGAGGTCGGCGACGGTGCATGTGTGTGTATATACCGTGGAAACCGGACCCGTGATGTTGTCGGCGCCAAGGCAATGCTGCATCAGCAGGCCCATGCCGAGCGCCGAAAACTCGAGGCCGACGTCGCCGGTCGCGGAACGCTTGCCGGGAGCCCACTTGCCGCTCATGCGGCGACCGGCGCGCAACCCCTTGCTGTCGATGCGCTCAACCTTGAGCTTCATCGTCTCGTTCACCATTTCGTAGGAGCGCGTCGGCGCGGCGTAGGTGCCATAGGTGCCTTCGGTGGCGACCATGCATTGCGCGCCAGCGCCAGAGGGAACCGTCATGCTCTAAGCATACCCATCACGCTAGTCGCGCAGTGACGCCGATCGTGACCGTCAAGAGGACCGCCCAGCCGGCC